CTTAACAATTTTACCTTTTATTTTCGTATAGTCATAAAAAATACAATGATCTTTTAAGCTGGTAATATCTAAACCGCTATACTTTTTAAGTAGATAAACAAAATCTATATCACTGGTTCCATTTAAACGAAATGCAATTTTTTCACCTTTCCTTTTAGCGGTCTTATACTTAATCAATATTTCATTTGCTAACTGATTAATAAAACCTTTTTTGTCTCTCAAATAATATTCGGTTTTTCTAACTCTACCTTTAATCACTGGAGCCATAACACCACGCCCAGCTGAAAAGAGACAAGCAGCTGCACAGCCTTTAGAAGCTTTTGGGCAAATGTTTATCCCTTTGCTATTTTGATTATAAGGAGATAAATATAAAATAAACGTTTTAAGGCTATTTTTAGCGGTTTTGCTGTTACTTATTCCAGTAGATAATAAAACCTTTGGAGGCTCTAAATTTAAAGCCTCCTGAGTTATTATATTATTTATTTTTGTTTCTATCATCTATTTCGTTTTTCGTTTTTCATTTTATAATTTTGTAGAACTAAAGCAAATTCCTCTTGCATTAATTCAGTATCATAAATTTTTTCCCCTGTATCCTCACAGATGGAGTAATAAATTTTCACAATTAATTCTTTCATTTTATTTTATTTTGTTTTATTAGTTATTTATATCTTAGTTCAATATTACTATACTTAATGCTTTTAATAGTATCAATATTAATTGATCGATAACCTTTCGCCCCTAGATCATAGACTTTTAAAATACCATTTTCAAGGGGTGCAGTAGTTTTTATTTTACGCCCATTTGAAACTAAATATTTTTTTACACCTGTGCGGCAATTCATTTTCCTAAGTGTATTATCCTTTTTAATAAATTCCACTGAAAAGAATTTGCCATTTAATAGGTTTATCTTCTCTAATATCTCGGATCTTTTTTTTGTTGTATACCAATTATAATTTTCCATTGTGTTAATATTTAAGAGTTAATAATAATTTGAATAAATACCCATATGAAAAAAGGTATGAATAAATACAATGAGTATTTACTCACCTTATCAATAAGGATAATAAATTTGTTTTGTTTTGGAGTATCATTTAAAATGCCCTGATAATCACTTTCGAAGATTTCGTTTAATACTTCTCTTTTTGTTTTACGTTCCATTATAATAAATTTTAGTTAATAATATTTGAACGCTTAAAACGTTCCTTTTGTTTGTTCAAATATAAGGGGAAATTTTCGGATTTATCAAGCGTTTTGTTAATTAATTGTGCATTTTAACAAAACTTTAACATTTACCAATACATAATAAAAAAGGGGATCCACCCACACCTGAACCCCCCTATTGAATTTACACCCCTATTGAATTCACAAGGGTATTGAATTCATACTGCTCCCTATTGAATTTAAAATTAGTCTTTGCCTATCATCAAGGCGATGATCAAACAAATAATTCCAACAGTATAAAAAATTGCTATCAACTCAAACATTATATAGCCTGTAATATACTGTTAACTCTTCTCCCTTCTTTATTGGTCTCACTGTGTATATAGAGGAGCTCTCTATTGTGTTATCTAATATAAAACAATTAGGAGTCTCACTATGGTTTATAAAACCTCCTAAGGGTGTTCTAAATATCTCTCCAGTTTTAAAGTGGTGATGAGATTGCCCTAGGTATTCTCCAGCAATTATATCTTCATCTGCAAATATTCCTTGACCTTGGATGGAGCTGTCTTTTACTTTCAATGATTTTGGTAATGGTTTATACATAATTTTGTTTTCGTTTTACTTTATGTTTATAGTCATTCTTAATTATCCATTCGTGGACATATATATCGTACATCTCTTCATTCTCTAATGTGACCCAGTTAAGATATATAGATTCTCTAGCTAAGAAAAAGTACTCAGGGAGTTCTATCTCACTTACATCATACACTGTCTGGTCGTATATTTCTAAGATCTTACCTCCAGATTCAAAAGTAATAAAGAACTCACTATTGTATTTCTTGACCTCTTCAGGTTGTAGATAATATTTTCTAACAGCTATATCCATTGTTAGTTATTATGGTATTTTAATTGATATCATTTCTGCGTTGTCACTACTTATATTTTCGTTATCTGATCCCGCCTTAACTTTAAGGTAATTTGTACCTTCATACTCAAAATGGTGAAAATAAATTTTACCTATTTTGTCTATAGTTTTTTGAAGTCTATCTACTCTGGACCAATTATCATTAGATATAGCCTCACGTTTAGCATCCTCTAAAAGATAGTCTATAGTTTGTTTCTCGTCTTCTGTTAAATTGATATTGTTTCTCATATTCTTATTTTTTAGCTATCCAATTCTTAGCTTCCTTTTTAAGACCAGCCACTGTCTTTTTATCAAACCATTCAAGGAATTCAAATATATCTATTTCAATAAATGTTTCTACTTTGTCGAATATATCTAATCCTTTTTTAGATTCATCATCTGCAAATTCTACCCAGCTCTCCATACATATATGGAATGATCTTGAGTTAGCTTTAGGTGGTGAAAAGCTAGTGATTTTGTCTAGTGTTAAATTTATACTTTTATCAGGTATCATAATATTTTATTTTTGATTCGAGTGCAATATAATAAAAATATTCCAACTGCCAAACCTTTATCAAACAAAAATCCCCCAGAGCTATCCGAGGGATTAATGATATTAACTAAAAAAACTCTAATAAATGAACAGTGTAAATATATATATTATTTCTGACTTTCCAAATATAAATAGGAGTAAAATCTCCAAACCTTCTCTGAGGCTTCTATCTTACTATAGTCTTCTTTAGATATAAAAACTGTTTTCCCATACTTCCATTCTTGATCTTTATTCTTAACTTGTTTTATAATCTTATAGTTCTTTGAGTCTTTAATACTTTCTGGATATACCCTAATTGAATTTTCAATACACCAACGAAACCCATCGTAATGTTCTTTTGATGGAGTAAACATTTTATAAATAGGTTTTACTTTAGCCAAAACTATCTGATTATATACATCCCTTTAGGAACAGATCTGGTTAATAAGTATTGAATTCCGTAACGACTAGCATCTATCAAGTGATTGAAGGAGTCAATCGGTTTTAGTCCCTTCACTGCCCAAACATAATTATTGAATTCTTTGATAAGGTTCTCCCCTTCTAGATTTATAGTGTAGTCTTGCATAAGTGCTATACCTGATAATATACTCCCCTTCTTTTTTATTGTGGGAGTAACATTAAGCGGGGGACTCTTCATCTTCATTTCGGACAAAAGCCTTGGTTCGCTGTTATCCATTACGATTAAATTCCTACCAGCATATCTAATACAGTAATCATATATCTGGGAAGTGATTAAACCTTTTTTATATAGATGTTCTTTGAGCCATATAATCTTTCGTTCTTTATCTATAGCGACTTCTACTAAAGCTGACTCATCCCTAGCGAATCCTATGTCTAATCCAAATATTGAATCTATATCATTATTGAACTCACCTATCTGCCAATCAGTAAATACAACACCTTCAGCCTGTTGTAACCATCCTCCCATTATTTGGTGGTTATACTTATCAGGTCTTCTCTCCTTCATAAGATCTATCTCATCTACAAATGAATTAGATAGATTCTCTTTGTTATCTAAGTAGGTTGTATGGAGATACGTTACTCCTTCTTTAGTTCCGTTCCAACCATCTGGGATGGATCTGTTCTGGAAGAATCTTTGGTATATCCAATGTTCTTTTGTGGTAGGGTTTAGAATTAATATACATCTGTTCTTAGAGGTTTTACTTCTAATGGAGTAATCTATCTTATCAAAGGAAAGCTCATCCTGTAGTTCCTCTGCTTCATCAAGTACAAAAGTATTTATCCCCTGAATAGATTTAAGCTTTGCAGTCTGGTCTCCACTTGCAGTCTTGATCCCACTGAAGTATATTGAACTGCCTGTTATCTTATTGGTTATTTCTGTTTTAGTTATCTCGAATTGGTCCTCTACTCCCATAAGTTCTAGTTTCTCCCTGAACTCAGGTATAATACTCATTGAGGCTGAAGTCATAGTATATCGAGTAAATAATGTTTTGGTCCCTCTCTCATAAGTTAGGAGTACTAAGAATGTATTAACAGCAAAAGATTTACCAGATCCTCTACCTCCAGTCATAACATAGTATCTGTCATCACTTCCAAATAGTGTTTGATACTTTGGATTGAGTTCTATCTTATTCACCTATTGGTTTTCTTGGTCCCTTCTTACTAAGGGAGTGAGGCTTAACATAATATCCTAATATTGGATTTACAATATAGTTCCAAAAGTCTTGCTGGAACTTCTTAGAATCATTTATTATTTTTCTCTTTGCCATAGTTAAGTTCTTTTTTTACTATTAATACTATGTCTTATTCTTTGACCAAATTTACCAGCTCTTCTCTTTTGATGTTGTTTGTGGTAGATCAACTCATCTTCCTCACAGGGTATGTACTTAACTTTTTTCATTGTTCTAACTTTCTTTGTAGGTTAGCTAAAGCTCTCCAAGCTACCTTTGTATCGTGGAGGATTCCATCATCGTCTAATTCACCAGCCTGTATCAAATGTCTAG